TAAAGGAAAGTAGGGGGGGGGACCCCCCCCAAATGTCCCTACTTGTCCAACCCTACATTTTCCTAACCTACTCTAGCTCGCCGCGGAACCGGTAGCGCGCGGCCGCCGGGGCTCCGGACCCGGCCTTGAACTCGACCTTGCCGATCGGCGCGACCCACCCGTTCTGGCTCAAGATCCCCAGGCCGCCGTTGAGGTCGTCCACGGAGCGCACGGCGCCGCGGTTGATCTTGCCGATGGCCCGCATGACCTCGGCCCGGCTGAACTCCCGGCCCTCCATGGCCCCGCGCCTGCCCCAGCTCAGGACGCGCATGGCTATCCCGTGATCCCGGTCCTGGCCCACCACCGCCGCCAGACGCCGCGTGTGCGCCTCGAAGAAAGGCATCCATACGTTCGTCACCCGCTCGGCGATGTCCCGGGAGATCGCATCGTGCGCGGCCTCCGGGTACGCCAGGCTGTGTAGGGTCAGCATCAGGCGCAGGGCGTTGCTCCGGAGCTTCGCCCCGATCGACGACCCGAACCCGCCCAGGGCCTCCTCGTCAAACCCCGGGTCCTGACGGGCCCTGTCTAGCCACCCTTGGCCCCACGCCTCAAAGACGCCCACGGCGTCGCCTCCGAGCAAGACCGTCTCAGGGGCGCTTGGGCGGCCGCAGGAGAGGAGCTTCCGGATGACCTCCCCCCACCGATCCTGGAGCGCCGGGTCGATGACCCCCCGCGTCAGGAACCGCTCGGGCAGCGTGTACTTGAACGTGACTGGGAGGAACCGGGCCAGGAAGCCCTTCTGCTCGGCGTACTTGTTCTCGAACAGGTCCAGGGCCGTGGCCTGGGTAGCGATCGCCATCGCCAGTATGGGCCGGTGCACGATCCGCTCGGCGCCTCCACCGGTGCCCCCGATGCGCTTCTCCTGGATCTTCTCGCAGGAGTACGACTTCAGCCACGGGTCGGCCGACTTCTCGATGTCGCTCTTGCCCCCGAAGACGAACCGGAACACCCCGCCCTCCGAGTCCAGAAGCAGCGCGCGCCCGTGGTGCGTCCGGAGGAACTCGACCATGGCCGGCGTGGTCATGTCCGAGACGGTGATCGCGTGGCCCTGCGGCGGGTTGGCCTTGAGCAGCTCCATGGTCCCCATCGCTGCCGCCAGGCGGTCCTCCAGGATCGCATCGCCGTCCCCCTTGCCGCTCTTCATGCGTCGCTCGGCGCTGGAGATGTTGGCCTCGGCCCGCTTCATGGACACCTCCCAGGCCACCTTGTCCTTGATCGACTTGCTCTGGTTCTCGTCCCAGGCGTCGAACGGCCGGCGCAGCTCCTTGATCACCGGCGACTTCCCCGAGCCCGATGGCGATGCCGCCAGCACCCACAGCGGGGATGGCTCGCGCCAGCCCGTGTCCTCCACCAGCACCTCGCGTCGCCCCCCGATCGCTCCCGAGGCCATGCCCAGGGCCATGACCACTCCGAAGTCTCGTGGGGCCGGGTACAGCTCACCGATGCGTTTGAAGTACTCCGCCAGCCAGGTCAGCTCCGGGGGCATCGCCGCCCCCAGGTCAAGCTCGGGGTCGTCCCCCAGCTCCCAGAACCGGATCGCGTCCGTCTGCTCCAGCTTGGCCTCCGCAATCTGTGGCGCGAACTTCGCCTGCAGCGCCTCCAGGTGCTCCTGGAACTTGGGGTGCTCGTAGGCCATCGAGAAGATCGTCCCCTTGCCCCGCGGGTTCGAGCCGCCCCCGCGGAAGCTCGACCAGTGGTAGCGGCAGTCCCGTTCGGATCTCCAGGCCGCCTTCCCGCTGGGCGTGGTCATGCCGGCGGCCCCTCGGGACCAATCGTTGAACAGCTCCCACCCGGCATCCGAGCCTCCGGTGGCGTCCTGTATCCCCATGCCGACGGCAATCCAGTCCTCATACCCCAGGGCCGGAGAGATGAACTTCAAAGCCAGGTCCAGCTCGGACAGCTCGAAGTCCGTCAGGTCCTTCGGCTCGACCTCGGGGGCCGGGCCGCGCTCAACGTGCCGGCAGATCAGCTCCAGCAGCCACTCGGGCATCGCCGCCAGGTTCTCATCGTCGAACCGCAGCCCCGGCTGCCACTCGTACAGCGCGGCGGTGTCGGGGTGAACGCTCGGCGCCAGGACGACGTACCCGCCCTCGCCTTTGATCTCGCAGTCCTTGATCGGCTTGGGGCATCCGACCGATAGCTCCTCCGGCCAGGCAAAGAACATATGCCCACCGCCCCCACCTGTGGCCGCGCAGACTGTACGCGGCAGCTCCCCGTGCTCCTTCTCCAGCAGCGCGATCTGCGCGGCCCCTTCCTTGTCGCCGCGCTGGTCGATGTCCAGCACCACGACTCCCGAGGCCTGGCCGCAAAGCAATCCAATGTTTGCGTCAGGCGTCTTCGACCACCACGCGGCCACCTGAACCTCGTCGTCGGTGGCGTACTCCTTCCAGTCCTTTCCCTGGATCAGCGGGCGTTTAGATCGTGGCGCGAGCGGGAATACCCGCCAGCCCCACTCGGCGTATTCAAGAGCAGCATCCTTCAGCGAAAGGTGTGTGGACTCCATGCCGCGCAGCATGGCGAGACGGAGTCTCGGACGCTAAAGGAAACCGAAGACAACTAGAAGGGTACGACCTCGTCGTCAAAGTCCTCGCAACCCACGGGGACGAACTCTTCGGGTATGACTGCCATGCTGTTCTTCGAGCACCTGCCGTGCATGTAGTGTTCGCACAGATCGCAGCCACGATATGTGGGGTGCTTGTCCAGCAGCTCCGACAGCATCTCGGCAATGACTGAGCCGAAGATGTCACCGCACGCAGCGACAAGCGCTTTCTTGCGTCGCTCGGTAAAGCGAAGCGGGGAGCCCGTGCTCCCCGCTGATGTCTCCTCGGCGGACACTAGGGTCGCCGCTGGCGATAGGGACTAATGGGGGAGCTGCTACGTATGCGCTCCTGCGCTTCCTGAAGGCTGCGCTGAAACTGCGCCTCGATGACGCGCTGCACGTTGGCCGGCGTGAACATAGGCGAGTTGGGTTGGAAGTTCACATCGACGGCGTTCTCGGCGACAGTGCGCTGCGCCGACGCTACGGTTGCCGAAGCGCTGGATACCCTGCCGGTTTCCAGCTCCTTGATGACTGTCCCGTAGTAGCTGCGGAAGTACGCGTCATCCATAGGCAGCTCGTCTTTGAAGCCGGGCTCCGGCTCCAGGTTGCAGATGGCGTTGATGAGCTTTTGCAGGCGCTCGCCGTGCGGCGTGGCATGCCAGCGCACCTGCGGCAACATCAGCTCTGGCACCTGGCTGTACTCGACCATGCCTGACCGCATCCTGCCGAAGCTCTCGCCGAAGTACTGCTCGCCAATCGGCGTCAGGTCAACGCCCGGCTTGATGGCGTCGTACACAGGCAGCGGCATGCCGCGAGCAACCTCGGCGTCCGAGTGCTCGAAGAAGGCCTCGCCCATGCGAGCGAACCAGGAGGACATGCCCAGAAGGCTGGCGAAGTCTGCGTGCTTGCCCGAGTGCAGCGCGCACCCAATGAAGCACCCGCGCCCTCCGCTGGGCCCCAGGTCGTCCTCACGGAAATAGACGCCCTGCCGGACGGTGTCGGTGTCGTGGTGCCTTTGCACTCGGGCGCGGACGGCCTCTTTGAACTGCCCGCTTCCAAAAAATGAATTCATGTCTGTCGTTTCTCCTTACTTGGGGGGAGCGAAGCGCTCCCATTCCCTGAGCATATAGTGTGGCGCATTTATCAAAAGACGCCGCTCGTTGACGTACCAGGACTGTGTCTCTATGTGCCAGTCCATGTTGTCCCGCAGCAGGTCCAAGAGCCGATATACCAGCTCCCCGTTGGACTCGTAACCCCTGTCATCCCACTGCTTCATCGACGACGTAGCCGCGGCCCATACCGTAGCGAACATCATCAGGCTACGCTGATCGACTGGGATGCTGTCGTGTACCAGCGCCCAGAAGTCCATCCCGGGACTACCGACCCGGAGCTGGTGGGGCTCGTAGTGCTCGATGGAGATGGTCATCTCCGGGACGCTTGTCGGGATGCCCTCTCGCGCGGTGTACATGCGCTCCTCCTCGGCGGGCGGTCCGTGCATCATGACTGTGCGGGACAGCCGCGACGATGACGTGTAGAGCTTCCCGGCGTATGGCCCGCCGATCATGGGGTAGACGTAGCTCATCGTTAGGGGTTCATCAGCTGCGTGTTCGGATTGAGCGAGAACGTCTGAGGCACAGCGTTCGGGTCAACCGCCACGGGCGGGTTGGCCTTGGCCTCGCGGATGATAGCCAGCAGGTCCTCAGGCTTCAGGATCATCTGCGACACCTGTTGTGGCTGCTCCAGAAGGCGCTGCTCCAGGAGTTCTACGCGGGTAAGCAGCTGGTCAAGCCGGTCTGCCACGGGGCCCGTGTATGCCAGCGACAGATCGGCACCTGACTGATCGACGGCGGGGACCTCTGATATCACCCGCGCCGTTTCGTCTCTTCGAAGACTCATTGACCCAGCCCCAACAGGCGTTGCCAGAAGGTGCGTTCCGACCGTCTACGAAAGAACCTCACGGAGCCTTTCAGGTGATCGATCGTGTCTAGGGCGCTCGCTGCCCTATGCCTTTCGATCTCTAAAGAGATCACGCCTCCCTCTAGCTTCTGAACCTCGCGATGGAGCAGGGCTATGCGCCTGCGCTCCTTCAGTGTCTCCTCTGTCATCTTTTGTTTGCCCATCTGTTTCCTTTGTGGGTGCCTCGACCCAGCTAACTCGTTTGATGCGATCGTAAGAGCCCTCGCGCGATACCTGAATGCGCAGGGGCTTATTGGCGATGATCTCTTCTGTCCTTTCCAGCGCGTCTTCGACGGTTGCTGGGATGGCGCCAGGCGAGACGTGATTGATCCACCACCGCTCGGCCTTCTTCCTTGCGAACCCCGTGTGATCCAGGCACACCCATTCCGATACCACTCTCATTCCGCAGGCGTAGTCGATGCGCAATGAGGAGGTGCCTCCTCCAGCCTTGAAGTGTTTCCGAGGGCATACTGAATCAACCCGGAGCCACGGAGCCTCAAGCTCCAGCGGATCGATCGTACCAGCCGTGCGGCCATGACGGTCAACTCCAGGTCCTTCTCCTTTCTCGATAACGGGGAACTTGGCTCCACAGTGGTCACACACGGTCGAGCCCATGGGGCAGTAGGCTTGGCACGCGGGGCAGACCTTGACGATCACCCCGTCTACTTCTTTGGGGCCGCGCTTCGGTTTGACCTTGTTGACTGGGCCGTGGCGCTCGACGTTGCCACCGAAGTCCATCACCAGCGCGTTGGTCTTGCCTGGGGCTGTGCGCATAGCACGACCCATAATCTGGACGTAAAGTCCCGTTGACTGTGTGGGGCGCATCAGGCCCAGCAGGTCTACCTGCGGCGCGTCGAAGCCGGTCGTCAGGACGCCCACGTTGACGATGCAACGGAGATCGCCGGCCTTGTAGCGCTTGATGATGGCGTCGCGTTCGTCCTTCGGAGTGTCGCCCAGTATGACTTTGTTCTCGATGCGGGCCGCGGCGAGCGCCCGGCTTACCTGGTCGGCGTGGTCTATGCCGCAGGCGAAGATCAGCCAGGCACGGCGGTCGAACCCCTCGCGCGCCATCTCTGCAACAGCGGCGTGTACGTCGGCAGCCATCGCCGCCTTCTCTAGCTCGTCCTTCTTGAAGTCGCCCGTGGAGCTCTTGACGTTAGATGTATCGATGAGTCCGGCTTGCGGTCGCTTGGCGATCAGCGTGCACAGGTGCCCCGCTCGCACGAGGCGTTCGATCGGGACGTCGTAGCAGATGGCGTCGAAGATGCGGGCCTTGAAGGCGTGATCCCCACCCTTCTTCTGAAGCAACGACCCGAAGCCCCCGCCTTTATGGAGGAACCCACCGTCCAGCCGGTACGGCGTCGCCGTCAACCCGATCACCCGCACCTTCGGATTGATCTCGTGCAGCGCCTTCAGGTAGGTCAGGTAGCGACCGTGCCCGCTCTTGGGAATGAGATGAGCCTCGTCGACCAGAACGATATCGAACGAACCAAGCTCGTCCGCGCGCTGAAATACCGACTGGATTCCAGCGAACAGGATCTGGTTCCGTGTATCTCGAAACCCCATCCCGGCAGAGTAGATGCCGACATCCATGAGATCGGGTGCGAGCCTTCGGAGCGTTTGATAGTTCTGCTGGATCAGCTCTCGAACATGAGTCAAGCAGAGCAAGCGCGCGTCCCAGATCTCGCATGCGATCTGAACTAAGCGCGCTTGAATTACAGACTTCCCTGAGCCCGTCGGCAAGACGAGCAACGGATTCCCTTGCGCATTCCGCAAGTACTTCCAGAGCGCGTCGAGGGCCTCCTCCTGATAGTCGCGTAGCTGGATCGTCAAAGACGCCTCTCCTTTGCGGCTGTTGTCCATCGAAGTTCGATAAGACCCTACTGTACTTCACCTCTCCCGTTCCAGGTCGGCCAGCCCCGCTTCGCTAATCCACGCAGTCAGAACCTTCTCTGCCGGCTGAACTTTCGGCATGACGCGGACCGGCGCCAGCTCATCGACGGAGCCAACAGTCATCGCGTAGGTTCGCATGCACGCTAGGCACGGGATCCTTCCCCATGACAGCCCGCCCTTAGTATGCCCGCGCCACACCAGGAACAGTCGCTCCCCGCAGCATGGAGACCACCAGGGCCGGCCGTAGGTTGTAACGGGGAGCTTGTGGCTCACCCGTTCTCCATCCGCCAGGCTGCGACGCCCATCTGTATGTCGTCCATGTTGCGGAGCTTGTCCGGCGGAAGTTGGTGAGCGCCAAGAACTCCGCGCGCGTACTCCATGCACGGGTACGTCCACCGCTCCCACCCCCATGCCCAACCGATCAGCTGCATCCGACGCATCTCGCCGGGAACCACAGGCATGATGAGAACGAAGATCGAGCTGTCCAGGTCGCCGGTCTCCGGCTCGCCCACAGTCCGCGCCGCGCTGTGGTGGATGTTCAGGTGCCCCATGCGCAGGTGGTTGCACAGGCGCGCCTCCAGGCACGGCTTGACGTCGGGCTTCTCGCCCTGCTCCGTCTGCAGCTCCAGGCCTGTGTCTATAGCCAGGGCGTGCTCCCCTCCACGCGAGAAGGCGTACTTCCTGTGCGGGTCGTCGTTAGGCAGTCCGTACTGCCCCATGTCGTATCGGTCGCCGGCATCGGCGTAGAACTCGCGAGTCGCCTCGCCCCACACCCATGACTCCTCCATCGCCGCATCCGGAAGGGTAACGATAGGGCAGTTCATGTCCGGGCGCGCGCGGACGAAGCTCCCTGGCTCAATGCTCATCATCCACTTTAGGTTTCTGGTCCGCGTCGCTGAAGAGCAGCGACGACTGCTTGATCTCTCCGCCCTGGTCTATCAGTCCGTTCTCGTATGCCAGGCTGCGCCCAGCCTCGTCGAACTTCATCGGCACGCCATCGACGAAGTCGGGGATCAGTATGTGCTTGCTGCACCCCTTCTTCTGCTGCTCGACGTCCAGGTATATCTCCTTCAGCTCGCAGCGCCACTCGCCGGTCGTGGTGGGCGTTGCGCTGATACAGGTGCGGCAGTTGCGGTCCACAAGCTCGTGGGCCTTGCCGTGGCACACGTCACTGAAATCGCACCACTTACACTTGTACCACGAGGGGTCCTCGCTGATCTTCGACAGCGGCGTTTCCGCTTCGATGATCGTCTTGGCCTTGGCGATGATCCCCTTCGCGTGGGTCTTGTCGTAGCCGATCCGCTCGACGTACAGGTGATCGTCGTTTTTATTGACCGAGATGTAGATCGCACGGGTCAGCTTCAAGCCGTCCATGTACACCTGCATCTGGTCGTAGTGCTCGGGCTTCGACTCGCGCACGCCCTTCTTCTGCAGGTCCTTCCACGACCGGTCGTTGGCCGTCTTCGCTTCGAAGAGGTGCCAGACCTTGGGGGCCTCGGGGAAGCCCAGCCCAACGCCATCACACGAGCCTCCGAAGTGTCCGCCGTGATATGACACGCGGTACTGCTCGCCCTCGGCGCTCTCTGCGTGAAGCTCTACGCCGGCCGCGCGAAGATCCTTGATCAGTTCCGTCTCCTCGCGGTGCCCGCGGTTGAACAGCCGCAGCATGCGGCCGTCAAAGCCAGGCGGGGAGGTCCAGCGGAACCCGTACCACAGTGCTCGCAAGCACTCCTTGCCAATCTGAGAAGCCCCCAAGTGCGGCCGGCGCCAATCGCCGGCCGCGTCGGAGTGCGTATCGTAGATCGCGCTGCTTGTCAGTTTGGCCTGCTCAGGCAGGCGGGCCATGGCCTAAGTCGCCGGCCGCTGCCAAGGCGGGGTGCTACCGGGTGCCGGGGCTCCCGTGGGTGCGCCCGCGGCAACGGGAGCTGCCTGGGCAACCTGCGCCGCCGGGGCCGGAGCTGCGCCCGGTGCGGCGATGCGGTTCGCCACGCCGTCGTAGCCGCAGATTTCGTTGTTGGCCTCGTACTGTCCGGAGGCCGGGCGGATCTTCAGCTTCACCGCGATAGGCTTGTGATGAAGGACCTCGGAGTCGGTGACCATCTGCATCATGCCAAGCGACTGGCATATCTTCGTCAGGTCGCCGCGCGCGATCCGAACGGCCGTCTCGTTCGGGTTGATCAGGTTCAACCGCTCGAAGGCCTTGCGGCCTTTGAACTGCGGGTGGGCCTGTTCGAGCATCTCGAAGGTGAGCTGCAGGTACTGGCCGCTGCTCGACCGGCTCTCCTTCATTTCCGATTCCACGATCTGCATCGCGTACCAGCCTGCGGGCATAGGATCAAACGACTCGTTTGCTTCCTGTGCGTTCGGATCGAAATCTAATCTTGCCATCTAGCTTTCCTTGGGCCGTTTAGCGGCCGGTTTGGGTGTTGATGCTGCGATAGACGCCGTCACCGCGTCCTGAAACGCTGCCCAATCCATGGGGAGTTCCAGCGGCAATCGGTAACGGTTCTTCGCCCACCATGCGGGTCGTTCTTCTGTGTACATCAGGCGCTCGCCCTGTCCAACTCCTCGCGCCGTTTCTTTCTTCGTCTTGCCCGATCCCTTGACGTCCTTGACGATGTGCGTGCGCCAGTTGGCGAACAGCAGAGCGTCGGACCAGTCGTGGACCAGGTTGGCGAAGCGGTCGTGCAAGCGGAGCTTGTACCGGTCGTACGCCTCGTGGTCGGGGGCGTCGTACTTCTTCGTGTCGGAGTGCGCCAGCAGGATGATGCCCATGCCCTGGTCGCGCAGCGCGTCGAGCCCCGCCAGAAGCACGCGCGCCTCGTCGGCAGCGTAGACGTAGCCCTTGCCGTACCCGAAGGCCTCGATGTCGTCCTTGCCGTACTTGTCGGCCGTGTGGCGCCACAGCATGGGCTCGGCAAAGTCGAGGGTGTCTACGATGACCGTCTGGTACTCGTGCTCCCCGGCGTAGAGCACGCCGATGCACTCCAGCAGCTCGCCCCACGTCTTTATCATCTTGTCGGTGGTGCCGTCCTCGTGCGTGATGTCGAAGCGCTCGACGCCCGGCTCCATCAGTCCCAGGCCGTCTTCCGTGGGGAGGTAGATAGGCTTCGGCGCCGACAAGGCGAAGGTCGTCTTGCCGATGCCGCCTACGCCGTAGACCGTGATCTTGGGCGGCTTGATGGCCTTGCCCGTTGAGATGCTGTCGAGTGAAACTGCCATTAGCGTGCGTTCTCTATTTCTTGGATGACTACCGATATCTTCCCGGGCGTGCGGGTCAGTAGCTTGGCGATCTGGAACCAGTCCTTGGGCATGTCCTTCTGCACTTCGCGCGCGACCTTCGTGTCGATCTCGTACTTGGCGCGGACCGCGAGCTGCGCATCGGGATGGATGCCGCCGCGTATCAGCGGCCAGTCGTCCGAGTTGAACCTGGACGACACGGGCTGCTTGATTACTACCTTGCAGCGCCACGGCGCGTCGTCCGGTACGGTGTACGACTGCT